GTACAACTACTGCGCCAACTACCAGAACGGCGTCGCGATCATCACGAACGGGTACGTCGCCGACGGTCACTACATCGACGAAATCTGGAACTCGGACTGGTTCGCGAACCGCATCCAGACCGACGTCTTCAACCTCCTCTACACCGCCGGGACGAAGGTCCCGCAGACCGACGCCGGGATGCACCTGATCGCGACGACGATCAAGGGCTCCTGCGACGCGGCGGTCAACAACGGCTTCCTCGGGCCGGGGACCTGGAACTCGGCCGGGTTCGGCCAGCTCGTCGAGGGCCAGTTCCTCCCCGACGGGTACTACATCTATCAACCGCCCATCGCGAGCCAGAACCAGTCGGCCCGGGCCGCCCGCCAGTCGGTCGCGTTCCAGGTCGCGGCGAAGGAGGCCGGAGCGGTCAACGACGTCTCGGTCAACGTCGTCGTCAACCAGTAAGCGGAGGCCAAGCAGATGGCGACGAACACCTACTCCTTCGCGAACATCGTCGGGACCATCATCGGTCCCGGCGGCGCGTTCCCCATCGGCTCGTCCGCCGGTCCGACCGAGGAGGGCATCACGGTCGCGCCGAAGGAAGAGCGCAACACGATGACGCTCGCCGCCGACGGGCAAGTGATGCACGCGCTCCACGCCGCCGCGCCGGGCCGGATCACGGTCCGGCTCCTCAAGACCTCGCCGACGAACGCCCTCCTCTCGGCGATGTTCAACCTCCAGCAGGCGAGCGCCGCGAACTGGGGCCAGAACGCGGTCGCCTTTTCCGACCCCTCGCGCGGCGACGTCATCACGCTGACGACCGCCGCCTTCGTCCAGCTCCCGTCGGTGACCTACGACAAGGCCGGGCGCTTCAACGAATGGATGTTCGAGGGCTCCCTGACGATGGTCCTCGGGACGGGCGTCTCGTCGTGACGCCGGTCGAGTTCGAGGTCGACGGGAAGACCTACCAGGCGACGAACCTCGACCTCTTCGTCGCGTTCGACGTCCAGCGCCGCATCCTCCCGATCTTCGTCGGCGGCGTCGACTCCATCGCCGCGATTTTCCGCAACCGCGCGCCGGGATCGACGCCCGCCCTGGTCGATCTCCTCGACGCGAAGATCGCGGACACCGTCGAGCCGATAGTCAAGGCGCTCGCGGCCATGTCGAACGCCGACTCCGAGTTCGTCATCAAGTCGTGCCTCGCGGTCGTCCGCCGGAAGGAGAACGACGCCTGGGCACCGATCCTCGTCGCGGGCCGGATCGCCTATCAGGACATCCGCATCCGCGCGATGCTCGAAATGACCTGGAAGGTCCTCTCCCTCGACATCTTGCCTTTTATCGACGCCCTGATCCCGGCTTCGAAGTCGGATGGTCAGGGCTCGACGTAGAGCTGGTCAGCACCCCTCATTCCTGGCTCCTGCGTCCCGTCCGCCGGGGAATGTGTAGATACGAGAGCCTCCGCGACGGGACCTTGACCCTCCTCGACGTCGCGCGGATGAACGACGAACTCGACGCGGCGGCCGAGAACGAGCGCCGGATCGAGGAAGCGCGGGAGGAAAAGCGGAGTGGCAGGTGAGACGATCAAGGAGTTCCTCGTCGCGCTCGGCTTCAAGGTCGACGACGCGAGCTTCCGGAACTTCAACTCCCAGATCGCGAAGGCGACGGTCCCCGTCCTCCAGCTCGGAGCGGCCGTCGCGGGCGTCGCCCTCGAAGTCGAGGTCATGGTCGAGCGCGTCGCACGCAAGTTCGAGGAGTTGTACTACGCCGCGCAGCGCGCGAACTCGTCCGCCGATTCGCTCCTCCGCGTCGGTTTCGCCGCGCGCCAGGTCGGGCTCCAGGCGGGACAGGGCATCGGTCTCGTCGAGGGTCTCTTCCGCGCGATCCGGGATCAGCCAGGGACGGAGAGCATTCTCGCGGGCCTCGGCGTTCACACGCGAGACGCGAACGGTCAGCTCCGCGACACCAAGGACCTGCTGAACGATCTCGGCCCGATCCTCTCGAAGATGCCGCGCTTCCAGGCGCTGATGTACGGCGACGCGCTCGGCCTCGACCGCGAGGCGCTCAACCAGACCCTGAACAACTGGGACCAGTTCAAGAAGGCCCAGGACGACGCGGCGGCGTCGCTCCGGAACTACGGGATCGACGCGAACAAGGTCTCCGAGGATTCCGTCGACTTTTCGCGTCACGTCAACGCGCTCGAAAATTCGTTCGGCAACCTCGCGACCCGCGTCGCCCACGACCTTATGCCTCCGATGGAGCACCTCCTCGACCGCGTCAAGGAGGGCGTCGACCTCTTCGGGCGGTGGAACGACGAGATGAACGGGGTCCCCGGCGAGGTCCTCGCGGTCGCGACCGCCGTCGGCGGCCTCGAAGGCGCGCTCGCGCTCCTCGGCAAGAACTCGCTCGTCAAGATGATCCTCACCGGCGGCGCGGCCCGGTTCCTCGGACCCGTCGGCGCGTTCGTCGCGACGCTCTACGGCGGAGACCTCAACGCGGGCGAGGACGAGCAGATGCGCCGGATACACGAGGATTGGGCGCGCGGCGGTCCGACGCACATCTTCGACCCGAACAAGCCTCCGCCCGGCCCGAGGGCGCTTCCGCCATCGGCTCCGGGACCGCTCGGCTTCCGGAACAACAACCCGGGGAACCTCCAGCCGGGCGGCGTCGAGGCGACCTACTCGTCGCAACTCGCCGGGATCGAGGCCGCCTCGAACAATCTCCTCGCCTACGGGCGGCGCGGGTGGGACACGATCAAGTCCATCGTCGCGCACTGGTCGAAAACCGATCAGGCCGCCTACGCCGCGAACCTCTCGAAGTGGACGGGTTACGCACCCGAGGAGCACCTCAACCTCTCGGACCCGGAAATCCGCCGGAAGCTCCTCGCGGGCATCTTCCGGCAGGAGGGGAACTCCTACGACCCCGACCTCCTCGCGTCGGCGACCGGCGGCGACCGCACCGTCGTCCTGAACCAGAACACCACGATCAACGTCGCCGGGACCGCCGATCCCGCCGCGACCGCGCGCCGCGCCGCGTCCGAGCAGGACCGCGTCAACGGCGACGCCGCCCGGCAACTCGCGGGGGCGATCCGGTGACCGGCATCTCGATCAACCCCGCCGCGCTCGCGACCTCGGGCGCGCTCGCCCTCCCGCTCCTCCTCCTGTCCTCGTCGAGCCCGACGCGTTCCTGGACCTGGACCCCGACCGCGCAGGACGGGACGACTCCGGTCTACCAGGGACCCGGGCAGCCGGTTCAGAACTCGATCATCCCGCAGGTCGTCCTCGAAGAGAGCGGCGAGGACGTTCTCCGGACGACGGATCACCCGGTCGAGCAAGGCTCGAACGTGACCGACCACGCCTACAAGATGCCCGCCGAGGTTCAGGTCCGGGCGGGCTGGTCGTTCGCCGGGCAGGGCGCGAACCCGGGCGGCGTCCTCGGCGCGCTCTCCGCGATCCTCCCGGTCGGGTCCGACCCGAGCTACCTCTCGACCCTCTACGCGCAGCTCCTCGACGTTCAGGCGCAACGCTATCTCGTCACTTTGGTGACCGGGAAGCGGACGTATAACAACATGCTCCTGACCCACCTCTCGCAGAGGACCGACGAGAAGACCGAGAACACGCTGATGATCGTCGCGAACTTCCGCGAGATCATTTTCGCCCAGACGCAGGTCGTCTCGATCCCGGACGCGAGCGTAATGAAGAACCCGCAGATCAACCAGGCGACCACCGACGCCGGGACCGCGACGCTCCAGCCGGGGACGGCGGTCAATCAGAACGCCGCGAACGCGGTCCTCCCGCCTTCGCTCGGGGGAACCGCGCCGTGACGACGACGTTCGAGGTCCCGACCGCGCCCGCGCCGCAGACGTTCCTGATCCCGCTCAACGGGACGACGTACCGTGTTACCTTGACCTGGTGCGATCCGAACGACGCCTGGACGATGGACATCTACGACGATTCGGGGAACCTCGTCCTCGGCGGGACGCCGCTGGTTACCGGCGCGGACCTGCTCGCGCAGTTCGCCTATCTCGGGATCGGGAACGGCGGCGCGTTCGTCGTCCAGAGCGACAACGATCCCGACGAGGTCCCGAGCTTTTCGACCCTCGGCGGCACCGGGCATTTGTTCTTCGTCTCGCCGAACCCGTGACGACGCCCCCGTCCCCGCAGGTCCTCTTCGGGCGCAAGGTCTCGCTGATCGCGTACCAGCCCCCGGCCTCGACCCCAGCGCCTTTCGTCGGCCCCGGCCTGAACGTCTCCTCCGGCCCGGCGGTCGCGCAATCGACGCCCGGGACGGGCCTCGACCTCTCGGAGTTCCGCATCCAGTTCGCGGTCCGGGGAGCCGACGTCCAGACGCCGAAGAACCTGATCGCGAGGGTGTTCAACCTCAAGGACGCGACCGAGAAGCAGATCAAGACCGAGTTCTCCCGCGTCGTCCTCCAGGCGGGCTACGTCAACGGCCCCTTCGCGGTGATCTTCGACGGGACGATCAAGGAAGTCCGGACCGGGCGACTCTCCGCGATCGACCGCTTCCTCGACATCTACGCGGCCGACGGCGACATGGGGATCAACTTCGCCCCGGTCAACGCGACGCTTGACGCCGCGCAGACCGGCGCGCGGGGCCAGGCCGCCGCCCTCGCGCGGGCGGTGTCATCTTACGGCGTCGGGTTCAACGCGACGACCCTGCCGTCGACCGGAGGCATCTTGCCGCGCGGAAAGGTCTTGTTCGGCATGTGGCGCGACAAGATGCGCGATCTCGCGAACTCGACCTCGACGACCTGGTTCGTCGAGAACGGGGTCGTCCGGATCGTCGAGCAGACGGGCTACCTCCCGAGCGACCCGGTCGTCTTGACCGCGAAGACGGGTCTGATCGAGGTCCCGGAGGCGACGCAGGACGGCGTCAAGGCGACGCTCCTCCTCAATCCGAAAATCAAGATCGGGACCCGCGTCCAGATCGCGAACGCGCTCTTGAACCAAACGCTCGTCCGCGAGCAGGGGTTCCCGAACTACACCTCCCTCGACTTCTTCGCGAACACGTCGAACGACGGCATCTACCGGGTCCTCGTCGTCGAGCACGCGGGCGACACGCGCGGCGAGGAATGGGCGACCATGATCACCTGCCTCGTCGTCGACCCGTCCGCCGCGCCCGCATCTTCGGTTCCCGCCGGGAGCCAGTAGGTGGACCCCCGCGAGCGGATCAACGACCCGGAAGAATCGCTCCGGATGGCGCTCGACGGCCGCCTCGCGCGGGCGCACACGACGTTCCCGTGCATCATCGTCTGGGTCGACTACGAGAAGCGGACGGCGGTCCTCCGGCCCGCGATCCAGGCGCAGGTCAAGGACCTCCAGGGCGTTTGGCAGAACGTCACGATCACCTGCCTCGTCGACTGCCCGATCATCTTCCCCGGCGGCGGCGGGTACTCCGCGACGTTCCCGATCAAGAAGGGCGACGAGGTCCTCGCCCTGATCGCCGAGCGTTGCATCGACGCGTGGTGGCAGAGCGGCGGCGTCCAGCCGCAG